CATTCCCAGATCAGAAGATTTAATCCGAGAATGCGGGGAATATGAGTGGGATAAAGGAAAAATCATCCACGCCCCAACGAAAAATCATGGTGCGACAGAGGTAAATCACGGCGATAGATGTATTTCGTCAGGGGTAGCTTACCTAGCTTACAAATCCATGAATGAAAATACTGGTATTGACAAAGGTAGGGGGAGTGAGGATACTGTACCTGAATACGGAAGTTTCCTATGGTGCGAACGCCAGGAAAAACCAAAGGTTAATTCAGACAGTCCAAGTTTCGGGCTGAAAGATATTTTGAGAATCTGATACACTTGGAGGTAAACCCCAATGAACGAAAAGATTGATTACGCAATTACAGTCCTGGCTGGAAAGATCGTTCAGTCGATCAAGGCGGACGAGGCAATAAAATACACACAAGCAGCTTTGAACCTGGCACACCTCAAGTCACAATTAATGGCGGTAGCTCAGGCAGAAAAAGTAACTGGAAAAAAGGCCAGCGGCTAAGTGCCGCTCCATGAGGCACAAGCGGATTGATCCCCGCTGAGATGCCCGATTATATCGCAGCCTTCGGGGGCTGGCGTTTAGACGCTGGCCCATTTCTAATTTGAAGGTTGCGAATGATAGATTTACATGATAAGAAATCACGAGGCAGTGTTCTTTATGCCATCAAGACTTCAGATGAAGCATTGGTCCCGTTTCGTCAAGTCCGTAAAGAATTGATACAAGACTATGTGGGATCGTTGTATTCCATTGGCGGTGCTGAGAACAAAACTCTTGTCAATCTGACAAATCAAACTGCCCGAATCTACTCAGTAGCACTCGCTTCTAATAACCCGCAGGTCAGGGTCTCTACCCCGAAAGTAGAAAACCAAGCGTTCGCAAGACGGTTCGAGATCAATCTAAACAAACTCATCGCGGACATGGAACTGGACGTAACCTTCAGGGCGATTGTTCTGGATGCGTTCTTCTGTATCGGCTGTGGTGTGGTAATGATGCGAGACACGGACACCAGATTCCACGGGCTCCTTGAATCAGAGGAAGACGTATGGCTCGATCCGGGTGAGCCGTGGTTGAACCGCGTTTCACTGGATGACTTAATTCTGGATATGTCCGCCAAGGAATTGACGAAGATGCGATTCTGCGGACACAAGTATCGCGCTGATTACGAAAAAGTCATGGACGAACCGGGCTACAATAAGGAAGCCAAATCCAAGCTCACGCCGACAAAGAAATCATCCATAGATAATTCTGATTCCGCAAGAGACATTGCATCTGAAACCGACGACGACGAACTAAAACCCATGGTCTGGCTCCAGGATATATGGATAGCTGAGAATAACACTATTTCAACAATGGCGATTGGACAGAAGGATATTCCACCTCTAATTGAGCGTGGATGGACAGGATCGCAAGCTGGGCCGTATAAATTCCTCTCGCTTGGGAACGTTCCCGACAACGTGATACCTGCTTCTCCCGCTATCAATCTCAAGCCTATGCACGATCTTCAAAACCGACTCTTTAGAAGAATGGAAGATGATTCGGAGTCTCACAAAGTAGTCAACACCTACACTCCGGCTGGAGCAGAAGACGCTGAGAGTGTACGAACAGCAGATCGTAATTCGTGGATCAAAGTGAGAGATGTCAGTGCTATTGGACAGACCGAAGTTGGTGGTGTAGACCAGAGGGATCAAGCACTCACCCTGTTTGTTCAGGATTATTTCGACCGAATGGCCGGAAACCTTCAGGCAATGGGAGGACTGGGTGCGCAGGCGTCTACAGTAGGGCAGGAGGAAATTATTCAAGGGCAGGTATCCCGAACGGAAGCTGATATGCGAATGGCTGTCGTGAAATTCGCCAGCGAATGTACAACCGATCTCGGACGGCTCATGTGGGAAGACCAGAACATGGAGTTGCAAACATCCATGCCAGTTGGAAACACGGGAATCGAAGTATCTTCCAATTGGACTCAGGGCGACCGTGAAGGGGTTATCGAGGATTACGAGCTAAAGGTTGAAGAGTTTTCGATGGTCTTCAAGACACCCGAACAGCAACTCCAAGAGATGTTTCAAACACTCAACCAGATTGGCCCTCTCTGGCCCATGTTCCAGGCGTCCGGTGCGACTATTGACGCAGAAGCAATCGTCGATGAAATCGCTCGCCTGAAGAACCGGCCTGAATTCAAGAGATTCATCACTTTCGCCAATCCTGCTGATATGCTTGGCGGAGACCAGAACACTGTGAGGCAGTCCCCCGTTACATCGAGGGAAACCGTTCGGCGGAATATTCCAACTGGTGGAACGCAGGCTTCCAGGTCGGCAACATTACAGCAGGAACTCATGGGCGGCGGACAAAATAACAGTCAACAGAAAGCGGCACTCGGGAGGCCACCGGCATGAATGAACCAGTGTACAAAATCAACGGGAAAGCAGTCCCGAAAGAAGAATTCAATAAAGGCAATGACTCTAACTGGCTTAAGGCATCACCTCCTATGGTTTCCAAAACATATCAAGAGCATGACCCGCTCATTTCTGATAGCCTTGGCTGTTTGCCAAACCAAGTGCCTGAAATGCGTGAAGAAATTCGCAAGCGTGGAATAACGGGAGCTAAAGTACGAAATAACGGGCAATTGGAATTTACCAGCCGTCGCGGTCGCAATGAAGTGATGAAGATGAGAGGGAAGCACGACGCCGATGGAGGATTCGGTGACGGTTAAAAAACGGGGATCACTGTTACAAAGGATAATGAAATGAGTACCGATACAAAAGAAGTAGCCACACCTGAACTTACAGCGAAAAGCACTCACGAAGACGTGTTGGCTAAAGTGGACGAAGTAATCGCGTCCCGTAGCGATTCCGAAAAGATCGCAGAGGACACTGAAGCAGACATTAACGCCGAGGATAAATCCGGCGATGATACCGTCCATGAGGACGAGACAATAACTGAGGAAGAGACAAGCGATTGGCTTGATGACAAGCTGAAAGCCGAGGTAGCCGCGTATGGTATCGACGAGAAAGAACTCTCCGAATTCACCAGCCGCGAGGAGTTGGACAGGGCACTGCGATTCCTTAACCGAAGCGCCCTAGAAACAGGCCGCAAAGCCCTGTCAAAAAAGGGGTCGGAACAGACCGAGAAGAAGCCCGACGAAGAGGCCGACGAAAAGCCCGACGAAAAGCCCGAGAAAAAATCCGGGTATAAAGTCGAACTCGACGATGGTGAAGACGGTTTTGACGAACGTCTTGTCGATGAAATGACGCGAATGAGTGAGCATTACGAATCTCGACTATCCGCAATGGAAGCCAGTATCGCCGAGAATGACGCTATTGCCGAGGAACAGAAGTTTGACGGTATCGTGGATTCACTTGGACACGCTGACTTATTCGGCAAAACCGGCAAGGAATCACCGAAGGAATCCAAGAGGCGAGATGATTTGATATTTGCGGCAAGGGCCTACAAGCTCGGTCTTGAGGGTCTTGGAGTGCCAGCGGATATGAACGATGAACTCGTCGGTCGCGTTGCCAGTATGGTATTCGCCGAAGAACTAGGTAAAAAAGCATTAAAAAACCGCACTCGCAAAATCGCAGATCAAGCCGACAAACGCATGGGTGGAACTGCGACTAAACCGCACGATTCCACCGAACCTTTGCGAGAAGAGATGCGCCGTGAATACAAAAGGCGCGAAGAAGCGGGTTCATAACACATAAAGGAGGTGCCAGATGGCACTAGGACCAGAACAACTCGACGATTTTGTTGCATGTTATTTGCAAAAATACCCTATGGGGAAATGGCAGGATATTTCATCTATCCTGCAAGAGTATATGTACGCATCCCGAATATTCGACGGTGCGAACAAACGCGGGATGAGCACTTCGCAATGTAAATGGAAGCTGAAAGTTGATAACAACGACAACTTCCAGGTAGTCGGTCTGTACCACAAGGATTCGTCCAGCCGCGTGAACGTGCTGGCTGAAGGTAGCGCTAAGTGGGGAATGACGACAACGAACTACCACTACGACCTCGACGAAGAATCATTCGCCCAGGGTGCGGACGCAATTGTGGATTACATCGATCTTCAAGAGCAAGGTATGATGCAGGACTACATGACCGGCATGGAAAATGTGATGTTCGGCCCCGGTCCGTCCGACTCGTCGGTCAGCCCGTTCCCGCCGTTGTCCCTGCTGCACTGGATCACGTCCACAAGCGACAGTGCAGAGGAGAATAACGCTACCGAAGGATTTAACGGCGATGCCCCGGTTGGATGGGCCGATGTTGGCGGAATCAACCCGGCGACTTACGACCAATGGAAGAACCGGACGTTCCGTTATACTACGGTAGATCGGGATGATTTCGTCAATAAAACCATCAAATCGATGGACCTTTGCACGTTCAAGCCGCCTGTTGCCCGTTCGGACATCAAGCCCGAAGGAAAGCACCGCTGGGAATTACTGACGACATATTCCCGCTTGGAGCAGTTGCGACTCCTGCTGCAACTTGGAAACGACAATATCAAGAACGATGTTGCCGCATTTTCCGGTGAGGTCTATGTCCGTGGCGTCCCCATGAACTGGGTTCCCGCCTGGACAAATTCCAACAGCACTAACGCCCGTACCGATGGAATCGTCTTGGGTGTTGACTGGAACTCGTTCGACTGGTATTACGCGAAGGGCCGGAACATGCGTAAGCGTAAGCCGTTCCAGCATCCAGAAATGAGCAACGTCCGCGTCCGTAAGATGGACGATTCCGGACAGCTTGTATGTTACAACCGCCGTGCGAACTTCCGTGGCTACTGCACTGAAACCGTAACTGAAACTACGTGATCCCCACCGTAGCGTCGCAGGGGGTAGCGACGAAAAATAGGAGCCCCCTTTTACTTTAACTTTACTACACTCAAAAGGAGTGAATTATTATGACTATGTTAACTTTTGA